ATTAGCACTATTCAAGAAACCATTTACTAAGCCTTTTAACGGGTTTATAGTGTTCTTGTGGTGTTCATCTATGGTATAGTTTTGATAGTCTGTTTGAGATATAAAGAATAGCTTTACAAGTGAAGTAGCATAAGGTATATTAAACCTAGTGTAGTTCGTTTCTAGTTCTTCTAATAGAAATACTAAAGGGTAATTCTCATAAGTTGGTTTACTTAAATCTTTAGTTAATTCTATACTTACACTATTTATTGTTCCATGTCTAAATTTAGGACTTTGAATAATAGTGTTTGTTTCTAAAATATCTGTTACAGTTCTATCTAAAGTTATTAATGAATCTTTTACAACGTCTATAACTGTATATTCTTCTAACCCAATAGTTAAAATATAGTTTTTTGAAACATAAGAAGTATTACAGGTTACTAATGTATTATCTACAACTTTAAAAGATAAAGATGTATCAATACTTTCTACTATGTTTTTAATTACTTGTATTTCGTCTATTAGCATCATGAAAAGTTGGTTATTATTTCTAAATACTTGTATGATAAATCATATTCTTCAGTACTTTCTACCATTTCATACATGATACCGTTAAAAGAATGAACAAATTGATTATAAACAATGTAGTTTCTAGTAAATTGACTACCTACAACATCAGAAGATAAACCCCTCTGTTTTACCGTTCCTAGAATAGTATTAGTTGTATTACTTTCAATAGAATAATTATAGAAAACAAAAGACTTTATTAAATCTATTAAGCCTAAACTTTCATATTCATAACCACAATCATCACATTTATAGAAAGGATAAAAAATATCTATCCATTTTTGTGTTTGTGGTAATCCATTAACTAAATCAGCTTCAAAATTATCATATTCACATTGTAATAACATTCTTAACGCTTTTTCTTCAAATCTATCTATATAGGCTTGAAGTTCATCATTTGTATAAGTGTTTTTAGGTAGTGAAAAATAACCTGTATAGTCGCTGATAGTTGTTAACATTATTTAGTTTTTCTCTTTTTAATAGGTTTAACTTCCTCACAAAAACCTAGATTAATATAATTTTCACCTTTCATTTTAGAAACTATAACCACATCACCTTTCTTTAGTCCTGTTCCTTTGTGAAAATCTTTTAGAAACCTAATTTTAAAATCTTTTTTCATAATTATAATTTAATAAAGTACAGGGCTATCCAAACCCTGTACTAAAGCCTATACTGAACCCCCTACTAAGGGGTGGATTAGGGCGTAACTACTTCAATCGCATCCTTGATAGTAGCAATATCATCATAGATAAATGCTTGTTCATCTAAAACCTTAACAAAGGCGTGGAATCTTGATTCAGCTAATATTACAAACTGATTTTTAATGAAGTCATCATTAACCCATCCAATCTGCACATTGTAAGGCACATAGTTTGTTGTGTTATATTTTGACATATCACAAACAAATATTTTACCAGCTGGAATACTTCTTTCTGGAATAATAGTAATACCACCAATAACTACTGAACTATTTAAACCAGCTTGTGGGTATAAAGGTAGTCCGTTGTCATCTTTAGCACTTACCAACTGCAAGAAGAAATCTACATCATTAACTAAAACTAAGTTAGCTATGTATTTCATTTCATCTTCATAGTTATGAGTAGTAGAAATATCAGTAACACAAGCATTAACCACATCCATGAAGTTAGGTTTTACAACTTGTGAAGCCATATCACCAGCTACAAAAGTACGACCGTAAACAGTAGCACCTTTAGGATTCGGTGCAATTCCATCACCAAAAAGAATACCATCAGATTTTTTCAAATCGTGTTTCTTTCTTAGGAAATCTCTTGCTACACTTTGTAAACCTTTAACATCTTTTACAGATTCATCAGTTAACTTCATCCAAGCTGCGATTTTAACAGGTTTAGCGTAGTTAGTTTCCCACTTAAAGTCTATTTGTGGTTTAATTTCACCTTCTGCTAAAAATGTATAATCACCATCTTTTGGTACTGATTCAGTATAAGGATAAGCACTTAAAGAAGTGGAAATATTAGAAGTTAATGCAGTTACATCAAAGTTTCTAAGATTTACATTAGATAATGGTGCTTGTTGTGTTCCTGTGATATCTGGTGGGTTAATATTACCACCACTAGCAGTAGTTATGTCCTCTGGAACTTTTATTGTAAGTGTACCAGAACCAGATGAATGAATCTTACTAATTTCATTCTTATTTTCTTCAATAAATTTAGAAACGTAATCAATTTGATTATTAGATAGAATACCTTTCTGCGATTCTTTAAGTGCATTAATCTCCGTACTTTGAGTTTTTGCAGTTTCTTGAATCTCTTTCAATTCTAATTTTAAAGATTCGCTTTCTGCTTTTCTTTGTTTTTGTTCAGAAACTCCTTTAGCTTCCATGTAAGATACTAAATCATCAGTATCTAAACCTTTAATTTGTTCTTCGTTTAGTGACTTAAATTCACCGTTACTATTAAACCATTTCATAATTTACTATTTAATTAAACCTCTTAAAATTTTAACTTTCTTTTCTTCTTTTTGTCTTATTAGATTTTCTTCATTTTCGTTTTTATTTTCGTATAACATAGGGGTAACAGAATTAGAACCTAAAGCAACCATAGAACCTTCGTTACCTATATTCGCTTCTGTTTGTGCCCAAAAAAAGCCTTTAGATTCTGCATATTCTTTATTGGATATTTTATTTATGTACTGGTTATAGTTGTCATTTTCTTCTTTTAACTCTTTATCATCAGATTTAGCACATAACAACATTTCACCATAAACCATACTCACACTATGCTGGATAGGTAGTTTTCTTTCAATAATGTTTTTAGCGTATGTATTTAAAAAACTATCAGAATTAACTTTAAACATTAAAGCTTGTGTATTACCATCAGCGTTATAGCCTAACTCTTTAAATGAAGTTTCTTTTATCATCATTTCTACATCTTGTGGATAAGCTATGATATTACTTATTTTTACTTCATGGTCAGTTGTATAGTGAACTGTACCAGCTTTTTCAACTACTGATTTATCCCATATTCCATCAATATGAACATCATTATGAGAATCCATATAATTGGTTGTATTGATTACAGGATAAACAAAACCAGTATCTAGACCTTTGATAGTTTTTGATGCCGTAGAACTACGTAAAAACAAGCCATTCATAGGCATTGATTTAGTTTTGTTAGTTCTTTTGTGTGTTATAATAGATTCTATATTTTCTTTTATAGCTAATAACATTTCTGTATTATGCTTAAATTCAGTATCTAATTCTATACATTTAAAAATGTTCATTTATTAACTGTTTTACTTTTTGATTTTATTTCTATATCCTTATTGATAGCCTTCTTTAGCTTATCATCTTTAATCTTAGATACTTTGGTTTTATATTGTTGTGCCTTCTTCATTTCTTATCACTTCTGTGGTTAGTAGTTCAGCTTTATCTTCATCAAAACCATGTATATCAATTAACAATACTAAAGCACCCTCTTTCGATATGTTACCGTTAGCGACATCAGTAAGTATTAATCTTACTTCTTTTGATTGTTTTTCTTGTATTTTAATTTTTTCTAGCTTATCTTGTTGTAATGTATCAATATCAGATAAGTCTTGATAAATTTCATACTTAGTATTTACTTTACCTGTTTGATAAATAGGACTTAACCACTTATTTAAACTTGATAATAGTTTTAAATCATTAGGAATATAACAGTTTAAAAATGCTGATTTGTTGGCTTCTTTTTGATTATTATAAGTCTTATTACTAGGGTCGTTAAATAATGAAGAATCTAAACCCCAAATGTTACAGAACCTTCTTCTTTTTTGTAAATCAGTTTCTAAAAATTTTAAATCAGAAGGGTTACTATCAAAAGATGTATATTTTAGCTTTGCGTTTGTCGCCCATATCATGTTAGTTTTTGTAGCACCACCGACCTGTCTTATGAGGTTAGCCTGTACTTCTTTCATTGAGTTAGGTGGTATCATATCATCTTCACCATCATTTGAAATCATACCACTAGCAGAGCGATTTTTTAAAAAATAAGCTTCAGCAGTTATTAAATCATTACTAGATTCTAATAACCTAGTTCCACTTTTTAATGGTGAATGACCGATAAAATAAGAATCTAAATCTAAAGATGGATACTTAGTTATTGAAACATCTTTTATATCCCAATCTTCTTGCAGTTCCCATGATACCGTAATACTTCTTATTGGTTCGCTTAGTGTTCCCTGTTCTACGTCTACATATTGTGATGGTAGTACGTGTATTGATTCATAACCTTTTTTACTTGTTGGTTTAATTCCACCTACAAAGTTATTACCACTTAATAAAAGATATGAAATGCACTTTTCTCTAAACTCTGATAATGTTTCATATGTGTTTGGGTTACTTAGTAAACTTTGTAACTCTGTACCTTCTACATCTTCAGATTCATTTGTTATAGTATTAACTTCTCTAACCTTCCAAACTATCTGATTTGATATAGTTCTGGCTATCTTTGAAGTAATAGAATAAACATCATCATTTAAGTCATAACCCTTGTCTATTTCATCACCTAGATAATAATCAGAAAAATCAGATGTATTTCCTACTGGTCGACCAACATAACCATTTTTAGGATTAAAGTAGAATCCATTGTTTAACCCTCCTGTTATTGTCTTTTGTATTTCTTCCGTAGGTATCATTAATACTAATATTTAGTACTAAGATAACTATTATTTTAATAAACAAGTTTTTTAGTGTATTTTATTTTAAATAATCCATAAAAAAACCGTTATAAATTAATATAACGGTTTGTAAATTGTTTATTTATTGATATTAATAATATATTTCTTTATACACAAAATCTATCAATGGTTTATACTTTTCTGTTATTGCATCAGCTTTTTTAATCCTTTCATCATAATCTTCTTTTAGTGTTTGTAAAGAAACATCATAAATTTTTTTTATTTGCTGAATAGCATCATTACCAGATATTATACGTATTTCATCAACTCCATCATTATACCTGTTTGGTATTTGCATTTTTATGTATTTTTCTGGTGTTTCTTTTAATATGTTAAATTCAAATTCTATTGATTTTAGTTTATCATATTCTTGTTTTGATAGTGTTACTTGTTCAATCATTTTTTATTTTATTTATTACTATGAAAGCTCTTCCCCTTGAATAATATACATTATTGCATTATCTGTATAACCTTTACTTTTGTTTAGTATTAGTATGGTTTTAAAGTTGATAGTAACTATTTCATTTATTTTAGCTTCAACTAAATAATTAAATTCTATTCTATCTAAACCATCTACATTAATAATTGTTGTGTGTTCCATTTTGTTGT